GCCGCCAATTGGGGAAATAGTTCAAAGAAAGAGGGATTTTCACCAGCACAAGTTGCTGCTCTTGAATCTATTGACGCAATTGAATTGGATGAAGCAGGTAAAAAATGTTGGAAGGGATATAAAAAAAAGGGAACGCAAAAACTTTTCGGAAAAACATATAATCGCTGCGTAAAGGCTGAAGAAACTACTTCCATCGAAACCGCTGATGGAAAGGCCTTTGCAGAAGTGATTGATATTGTTGGTCCTGTTAATATGAAACCAGTAGTAAATGATGAAGGTGTTTGGAAAGGAACCGAACAAGTCCAAGAGGCTATTCGCATTCCAGCAAAAACTGGTAATATTATTGCAGTATCACTTGTCTGGAAAGGAAAATATTATGGGATTAAAATGTTCTTCCCATTCGCCAAAAGACCTACTAGAACAGACGTTCAAAGAGAAATAGAGAAGGTTTACCCAGGTTCAAAACTATCAAATTTCACAGTTTCCGATTATGAACCCGGACAAGCATTCGTCCAAGTTGCAGAAGGTGCAGCATGGACTAAAAAATCAGGAAAAAGTAAGTCAGGAGGACTTAACGCAAAAGGACGCAGATCTTATGAAAAGGAAAATCCAGGATCTGACCTCAAAGCACCAAGCAAGAAGGTTGGAAATCCCAGGAGGGCATCCTTCTGCGCTAGAATGAAAGGAATGAAAAAAAAGTTAACTTCAAAGAAGACTGCATCTGATCCAGATAGCAGAATCAATAAATCACTAAGAGCTTGGAATTGTTAATTTAATTGAAAGGTAATTTTTTATGAGTGATGTATATCTTGGTAATCCTTTATTAAAAAAAGCGAATACCCCCATCGAGTTTACTCAAGAACAAGTTCTTGAATTTTTAAAATGTAAGGATGATCCCGTATACTTCGCTAGGAGATACGTTAAGATTGTGAGTTTGGATGAAGGTCTTATACCATTCAGACCATATGACTTTCAAGAAAAGTTAATTAACAATTTCCATGAAAACAGATTTAATATCTGTAAGATGCCTAGACAAACCGGCAAATCTACTACCTGTGTGTCTTATCTTTTACACTATGCACTTTTTAATGATAGTGTAAATATTGGTATTCTTGCCAACAAAGCATCTACTGCTAGAGAATTGTTGGGAAGATTAGCGACTGCATATGAGAATTTGCCCAAGTGGATGCAGCAAGGTATTTTAGTATGGAATAAGGGAAATATTGAATTAGAAAATGGCAGTAAGATATTGGCAGCATCTACATCTGCAAGTGCTGTCAGAGGTATGTCGTTTAACATCCTCTTTCTAGACGAGTTTGCATTCGTTCCGAATCACATTGCCGACTCGTTCTTTGCCTCGGTTTATCCTACTATTACTTCTGGTAAAAATACAAAAGTAATCATTGTATCTACTCCACACGGTATGAATCACTTCTACCGTCTATGGCATGATGCGGAAAAGAGTAAAAACGATTATGTTCCTACAGATGTTCATTGGAGTGAAGTTCCAGGTAGAGATGATGTCTGGAAAGAACAAACGATTGCTAACACATCAGAACAACAATTCAAGATTGAGTTTGAATGCGAATTCCTTGGATCTGTTGATACGTTAATTGCACCAAGCAAATTAAGAGCACTTGTATATGATAGCCCAATCGCATCTAATGCTGGACTTGATGTATATGAGGACCCTGCTAGGAATCATGACTATGTGATGACTGTTGACGTAGCAAGAGGTGTTGGTGAAGATTACTCAGCGTTTGTAGTTGTAGATATAACAGAATTCCCACACAAAGTAGTATCAAAATATAGGAATAATGAAATTAAACCGATGTTATTTCCAAACATCATATATGAAGTAGCAAAAAAATATAATAGTGCATTTATCCTGTGTGAGGTAAATGATATTGGAGATCAAGTAGCAAGCATCCTACAATATGATCTTGAATATCAAAACTTATTAATGTGTTCTATGAGAGGTAGAGCAGGACAGGTTGTTGGCCAAGGATTTTCTGGTAAGAAAACTCAACTTGGAGTCAAGATGAGTAAGACTGTTAAAAAAGTTGGATCATTGAATCTTAAGACAATGATCGAGGAAAACAAAGTCATATTCAAAGATTATGAAATTATCTCAGAATTAACCACCTTCATCTCAAAGAGCAATTCATTTGAAGCAGAAGAAGGTTGTAATGATGACCTTGCAATGTGTTTGGTGATCTATGCCTGGTTAGTCCAGATGGATTACTTTAAAGAACTTACAGATCAAGATGTAAGAAAAAGATTATATGAAGAACAAAAAAATCAAATTGAGCAAGATATGGCACCATTTGGTTTTATGAATGATGGTCTCAGTGAGGAGACTTTTGTAGATTCAGATGGAGATAGATGGTCTGTTGCAGATGAATATGGTGATAGATCTTTTATGTGGGAATATAGATAATGGATTTGGATGATCAAATCAAATTAGGTCATCTACTATTTCAAGAAAGAAAATGTAGAGTTTGTGGAAGTTTTAAAAATTTAGTAGAAGATTTTTATAGAACAAGAAAGGATAGAGGTGCAGTCTCCTCCTCTTATGCATATGAATGCAAAGAATGCACAAAAAATCGTATAATTAAAGATAGAAAACATAATTCTACGATATGGAATTATCCAGATTGGTAGTTCACGTCAAGTTTCCCCTGTGAAAAGTCACTTTTTAATAAATATTTTCAGATAAACTGAGCATCACGGAGAAAAACATGGCGACTCCTCAATTATCTCCTGGAATAAGAATCCGAGAGGTTGACTTAACAGTAGGAAGAGCTGATAATGTAATTGATAACATTGGAGCTATTGCTGGTCCTTTTAGAATCGGACCTGTTGACGATCCAATTGAAGTGACTAATGAGACAGATCTCATTAGTACATTTGGAAAACCTCTTTCAACTGATTCGCAATATGAATATTGGATGAGTGCATCATCCTTTCTTTCATATGGTGGAGTCCTGAAAGTTGTTAGGACGGATGGAACAAACTTGAATAATGCAAATGCCGGAGTTGGCGTTGCTAGCACATCAGTGTTGAAAATTAAAAGTTATGATGATTATCAGCAGAATTATACATCTGCTACGGATTTCTATTATGCTGCTAAAAATCCAGGATCATGGGCAAACTCATTAAAAGTTTGTCAAATCGATGATCTTGCCGATCAAAGAATTGGTATTAATACAACCAACTTATTAAATGCCGGTGCCATTATTGGATACGGTGTTACTGCACAACTTACGGCGGTTGTTCTTCCTGGTGCTGGAACAACGACTCCTTACACAGGATTCATTAAAGGAATTATTACTGGAGTTTCAACAGATGCAGTAAATGCTGCCAGTACAATTGATGTTAAAATTGTTGCTAGAGTATCTGGAGCATCAACAGATACTGGAACAGAAACTAGAATTGATTATAAAGAAAAAGCACCCGAAGCATCATTTGTCACCACAAATGGTCTGATGTTCGTTAACAATGCTGGCATTAATACCGGATTATCTGCAACAGTTTCTACTTACACTCCCGATAGTGTTACAGACTGGTATAATGAGCAAACTTTAAATCTAGAAAACTCTACACTTTATTGGAGTTCGATTGCACCAAAACCAATAACCAATCGTTACACTTTGAATAGACAAGGTGAGAATGATGCAATTCACGTTGTAGTTATTGATGACTATGGCGTTGTTTCTGGAATTGAAGGAAATGTGCTTGAAAAGCATCTTTCTCTTTCTAAGTCAGAAGATTCTATTTCTTCAGTAAATTCTCCACAAAAAGATTACTATAAAAATTATATTGCAGATTTCTCAACAAATCTGTATGCAGGATATAATCCATCTGCAGCTGTAGATGCTTATCATACAACCATTGATGGGACACTTGTTCAACCTAGAGCAACAGGATTCTCAACTTCATTCACACCATATACGACTGGTGAGGGTCTTTGGGGACAAAGCGCACAGGGTACTGTGTTCTCTGCTCTCGGAAACGTTTCATATTCTCTTGGTGGTGGTGAAGACTATAGTGCTGGAGTTCCCGCAAGAGGTTCAAATGGCGGAATGACCGCAACTCTTGGAGATCTTAAAACTTCATACGAACTCTTTAAGAATAAAGATGAGATTGAAGTTGATTATCTAATCATGGGCCCTGGATTGGGTTCTAGAGATCTTTCACAAGCAAAAGCAAATCATCTCACTTCTATTGCAGAACTGAGAAAAGATTGTATGGCAACAATTGGACCTCACAGAACTGATCTGATTGGTGTTACTAATACAGAAACTCAAACTGATAATCTACTTCAGTATTATTCTTCATTGAGTTCTTCATCATATTCAACTTTTGATTCTGGATATGCTTACAAGTATGACAGATTCAATAATGAATTCCGCTATGTCCCAACTAATGGTGACGTTGCTGGTCTGATGGTTAGGACAGGAATCAATGCATATCCTTGGTTCTCACCTGCAGGACAGCAAAGAGGTGTTCTTAATAATGTAGTTAAACTTTCATACAATCCAACTAAGGCTCAAAGAGATAGGTTGTACACTGCAAGAGTCAATTCCATCATTACCAAACCAGGTATAGGAACACTTCTCTTTGGTGATAAAACTGCACTTGGTTTTGCATCAGCATTTGATCGAATCAATGTACGTCGTTTGTTCCTTACAATTGAGCAAGCACTTGAAGGTGCTGCTGAATCACAACTCTTTGAACTCAACGATGAGTTAACAAGAGCAAACTTTAGAAATATTGTTGAACCATTCTTGAGAGATGTTGAAGCAAAGAGGGGAATTTACGGATTCCTTGTTATTTGCGATACTACAAACAACACTCCAGATGTTATCGATAATAATGAATTCAGGGCAGATATCTTCCTGAAACCAGCGAAATCTATTAATTATGTCACGCTTACCTTCGTTGCTACACGCACAGGCGTTAGTTTTGAAGAAGTAGCAGGCAGAGTTTGATAACATTATCTAAATAAAAAAGGAGGATTTAAAAAAATGGCAACATCTAGAGAGAACAAAACTATTTCTCAGTTCAAGTCAGCACTTATTGGGGGAGGCGCTCGCCCCAATCTATTTGAAGTAGAACTTACAACATTACCGGGAGGAATCCCTTGGGACGCTGACAATTTTAGATTTATGTGTAAGGCAGCTGCTTTACCTGCATCTAATATTGCTAATATCGACGTTCCTTTCAGAGGACGTATATTTAAAGTAGCTGGCGACAGGACTATTGATACCTGGACCATTACTATTATTAATGATGAGGCATTTGCACTCAGAACAGCAATGGAAGCCTGGATGGATCAGATCGCTAAATTGGATAACAATCTTGGCGCTACTCTTCCAGAATCATACATGACTAATGCGTCTGTATTCCAATTAGGTAGAGGTTCTACTGCTTCTAGTAGAAATAATGCAGGAGACTCAAACGTAGTCCTTGCAGAGTATGAATTTATCGATATCTTCCCAACAGAAGTATCACAAATCGATCTTTCATATGATAGTTCAGATACTCTTGAAGAGTTTACGGTAACTTTCCAAGTTCAATCGTTCACTCTTTCAAAAGCTGGCGGTCCTAATGGTTGATAAATAGTCATAGGAAAACTAATAAAATAAATTATGGCGTCCAAGTTATTTGGGTTCTCTATTGAGGACACCGAACCACTATCTCCAAGTGCAGTTTCCCCCGTCGCTCCTAACGATGAGGACGGGGTATCTCACTACATGAGTAGTGGTTTTTTTGGTACTTCTGTTGATATTGAAGGTGTTTATAAAACTGAATTTGATTTAATAAAAAGATATCGAGAAATGGCACTTCATCCAGAAACGGATAGTGCTATTGAAGATATTGTCAATGAAGCCATTGTATCTGATGCTAACGATAGTCCCATTGAAATTGATTTAGATAATTTAAATGCCAGTGATGGTATTAAAAATAATATTCGTAAAGAATTTAAATATATTTTAGATTTATTGGATTTTGATAAAAAGGCATATGAAATCTATAGAAACTGGTATGTTGATGGTCGCATTTACTATCATAAGGTAATTGATTTTAAAAAACCTGAGGAAGGAATTCAAGAGTTGCGTTATATTGATGCAATGAAAATGCGTCACATTAGAATGCAGAAAAGGAAGGATCCGAATGAACAAAGACCTTCAATTTTTAAATTGAATGAAGATCCAATGGAGTATCAGTTCCCAGAGATTGATGAATATTATATTTACAATCCCAAATTGTCATATCCGACAGGGAATATGAATGCCACTGATGGAACTCAGGGAATTAAAATTGCTAAAGACGCAATTACATATTGTACATCTGGTCTTGTAGATCGTAACAAAGGAACAGTTCTTTCATATCTTCATAAAGCAATTAAATCTATCAATCAACTTCGTATGATTGAGGATTCATTAGTAATCTACAGATTATCCCGTGCTCCGGAACGTAGAATTTTCTATATTGACGTTGGCAATCTTCCAAAAGTCAAAGCAGAACAATATTTAAGAGACGTAATGATGCGTTATCGCAACAAACTCGTCTATGATGCAAG